TACCGGCCTGCATTTCCTGCAAGCGGGCATTTGCCGCCGAGAGTGTAGCTTCCATTTGCGCGTACTGCGACGTGTCAACGCCCATTTGGAAGGCGCTGCCGGAAGCCTCATACTGCTGCTTCAGAGCAATCAGCTCATGGTACTTGTTTGAAACAAGCTCCATGTCATATTGCAGGGACTTCCACTGAGCGGAATTTTCATTGACGCCCAGCGCCTGCATTTTCTCCTGACGGTCAAGCAGAGCGTCAAACTTCTGCTTTGCCTTTTCGGCCTCCGCACAGATTGCTTCATACTCCTGCGTGGGGTACTTCGTTTGTCCTACCCGGTCAAGGCGCTCTTGCAGCTCAGCGATTTTGCCTTGAAGCGTGGAGGCCTTGCCCTCAAAGGTTGCCATAGCACTTTCACTGCCAGACATAGCCTTTTGGAAGGTCGGCTCAAGGCGCTCAACGCTGGTATTCACCGCGTCGATTTCACGCTGAAGCTCAGATGCCTTTTGCGTGGTGCCGCCCATGTTGACCTGCGGGCCTGCCGTTTCGCCGGTTGGTCCGGCGTTCCGTAGCTCTTCCATAGCCGTTTCCAGCTCATGGACCTGCGCTTCAAGCGCAGCTACTTTATCTTCTGCACCGCTTGTATTGATCTCCGGTGTGAGCGGCTTTGTGAAAAGCTCTGTCAAGGTCGTTCTGAGGTTTTTCACCTCATCGGACAGGGCCTTGATAGCCGCAAGCAATTCAGCACTGCCAGCCTTAAAACCATCCGTAGATAGTTCAGTATCAATGATAATAGAGCCGTCAGCCTGACCTGCCATTTAACCACCTTCTTTCTTAACCGAGCAGCGCGTTAAGCCTATCCTTTTCTGCCTGTTCTTCCGCTGAGAGCTTCGTTTTGAGAACACAAAGGCCCTTGTTGGAAGTCCAGAATTCCCGTTCCCATTTCTCAAGTTTTTTGCCCTTCGCCTTTTTCAGACGAATACTCAGCACGTTAGAAAAAACGCCCTCCGAGATTTCCATGTAGTAGCCCATGAAGGTCCACCAATGGACGTAATCTGCGGAGCGCGTTTCAAAACCGGCAACCTTATTGATTGCGGGGAACATGATAGCTTCGTCCTGCTCCCAATCCATGACGCGGGGGCTTTTTCGGGGATCTTCCTCTTCGCCGTCCTCTACGTTGTGGTCTATGAATCGGATAGCCTCTTTGAAGGCCTCTTCGTAGTCGCGGCGCGGGATTGCGTCAAAGTCCTCATAGAAAATGAAAAGGCAGATATACACCTTTTCATCGTCCTCAAGCTCAGGATCGGAAAAAGCAGTGACGATTTTCAGAATATCCCGGAAGTCCGTGCGCACGTCGTATTCAACGCCATGCACACAGACGGTCCGGGGCAATTCACCTATCATTTTCTGCCGTTCTTATGCTTGCCGGTCCGGGCTGCGTAACCGTGGGTATAGCGGTCAACACGGGAATTGACCTTCTTGACCTCACGGGCAAACTGCCGGGAGATATAGCCGCCGACAGCCTGAAGGGCGTTTTCACAGTAGAAATGGCCGTTGATGGGAGAAAACGGGTGCATCGCGCCGAAGAACGCCTCAGACATATTGCCGCCGAAGAGCTTGTCACAGGCCGCGTAAAGCAGGCCTTCAGCCTCTTTCATAGCCGCAAGCTCAGCGTCGTTCTTCTCATCCACGGTGCCGTCCGGCTTGATGTTGACGCTTTCCAGCGGCGCGGTGATCTTGTCGAAGTCGTCGGCCAGCTCATTGAAACGGTCAATGATACCGAGGTCGGTAGGCCGGAAGAAGAAAACGCCGATTTCCTCACCCTGCTTGTTGCGGATAGGGACCCTAACGCTACCGTCGTCAACGATGATCTCATTGACAAACTGCTGATTGTTCTGATTGTTGATTTCTGCCATAGTAAAAGCCTCCTAATATGAAAAATGTGGGGCGGCCTTGTCAGTATTAAGACCGCCCCTTGTGTAGCTTAGTTGCCGGTGCCGGTGCTGCCGGTGCCGGTGCTGCCGGTGCTGGTGGTCGGGGTGAAGGTCTTTGCGGAAGTGTCCCACGTACCCTTCACGCGGTTGCCCGCGTTGTACACGGAGAAGGGGATCTGGACGCCGGAGGTGTCGCCACCCACGGAATTCGGGACCACCCACACATCTTCCTTGTAGGCCCACTCCACAGTGCCGTCCGCGTTCAGCAGCACGTCAACCTTCGTGGTAACGCAGTCGTCGCCGGTCTTGCGCTCGTTCGCAATCTCAGCCAGCGCCTCAAACATGGGATCGCCGGTGTATGCGTAGAACGGATCAACCTCAGACTGCACCTCATAGCCGTTGTGCTGAACATTCTGCTCACCGAGAATGTTCTTCTGGACCTCAACATCGGGGTTGAGTTCCTCGACGTACTCTTCAAGGTCCTTGCCCAGACGAACATAGTTCGGGGTGGTACCGCCGAAAGAGGCGTCAATGAAATGCGCAAGATACTTGCGTTCGATTTTCATAGTTTCAGCTCCTTATCTGTCAAATTCGTTGTCGTAGGTCAACCGGGCTGTGATGATCCAGTCCTCAACGCCGTCCTGATAAACGCCGTTGATATAGGCAGGAGAAGAACGGCTGATTGACCTGATGATGCGGTTTCCCGACGCAAGCGCCGGATATGCGGCAAGCCGGTGTTCGATGCCGTTGAGAGTGACGGGCTGCTGTTCAAGCCACTTGCCCAGCGCGTCAAGGTATTCCTTGATTCTCATGCGCTGAGCTTCAGACTTCGGGGCAGCGCGGTAAATCACGCTGAAGGGGTACAAGCATACCTGCGTCACGTGACCGGTAACGTCCTCAGTGTCACGCAGAAACGCCGCGCCGGTGGTCGGGAAAAATCCCATGCCGGACGCTTCGCCCAGCGTAGCAAACAGAATACTCTGACCTTTGGAGAGGCCGGGAAAAGTATTCAGAAGCGTCAGGAGGACCTTGCTGACGGCCTCAGTGCCGTCAATGTCAATGACTGTTTTTGCAGGCATGATTATTTACCTCCCATGATTTCCGCAACACCTTCAATCCAGAATTGCTTGTTCTGCTGTTTGGCGTGTTCAAACCATTCAGGGACGGCTTGCGGGTTAGAATAGGTCAAGGCCCTTGCGGTAGGTATCAGCTTCGCGCCCTTGCGGAAACGAAGGATATACTCACCGGGGCCTGTGGGAATTTTACGGGGGCCTTTGCCGGTGACGGAATCCACCATCACCTTGCCACGGTACAGATAACCTGCATAGGGACCGGGGAAAATGACCTTCTTCCCGTCGTCCTCCGTATGGGACCGCTGCTGCAAGCTGCTCGTGAGAAGGGGCATACAGGCCCTGCTATCCTCAAGGACACGATCACCCAGCCACTGCTGCGCCCGTTTGTGGCGCTGCTCAAAGGCCCGCAGGTCAAGCGTAACGTGTACGCCGCCGTTGTCATACGTGATATTCGGGAAGTCAGACACGTTTACCTACCTCCGATCTCAAAGTGCGGCAGCAGGCCGTAGAACGCGGCTGAGCTTATCATATAGATACCGTCATGCGCAGCGTTTAGGGCGTGGTACAGGCCTTCGTCGTAGTCCTCATCGTCAATGGGCGTCAGGTCAGCCCATGCGCCATCAAAGATGAAGTCTTGCTCAGGCGTGAAGGTAATGCAGCTTGCAGGATCTGCGCAGCCTGCGTATTCCTTCGGCCCCGTGTAGCTCTTGCCGCCCGCGCTGGTGGTAATCACCTTTGCGGCGGTGCAGTTGATAAGAATATCAACCGCGTCAGCGTTGTTCACGCCGTCGGTTGTGCGGGTGCTTGCCTTCGCGGCAATCAGATCCGCACCGGAGATAACCGACGGATACCACAGCCCGGTCTGCTTGTGATAGTTAAATACCGTTATCGTACTCTGGAACATTCCGTACACCTCCTGCGTAAAGCAGATTGACGCCGTTTGCATCGGGAATGTTTGCCAGATACTTTGCGGCAATGCTGCCGATTAAGGCCGCCTGCGCCTCTGCGCTTGCGGCGGCTGCGGCGTATGTGGAGGCCGCTGCTGCGCCGTTCACGGCATAGGAGATAGATTCCCTGCCGGAAGAGATTGACGCCACAGCGCCCCTGTAGGAGCCGTCAGCGGCCTTCTGCGCGGAAGCTGCCCTCCGCTGCTCATCAATGCAGCAGAGGGCTTCAGCTATGGCACAGACAGCCTTCTTGACCTTTACGGCGTGGGCCTCAACCGTGGGAAATGCAGAGGCCAGCCGTCCGAAGGTGAGGTGATCCACCTCATCACTTGCGCGGTCAAGCCATTTGTCCGCGTTTTCGGCGGTCAGCGCGTCACCGTAGAAGGTGCCGGTATAGAAAGTGTGGTCTGCGTATGCCATAGCCGGACCTCCTTATTCAGCGTTTTTCCCGGCCGTTGCAGCGGGCTTCTTAGCCGGTTTAGGGGCTTCAGGAGCCGGAGCGGCGGCCTTCACTGTGACCTTTTCGTAGTTCGGGGACGCCTCCATCATTTCAACGGTGGAGGCGTCCTTCACCTCTACGAAGTTGCCGGATTTCAGGTTTTTGAACAGCATAGCTGTTTCCTCCCTTCCGGCTTAGGCCATAGTGTAGTAGGTGGTGTTCTGTGCGAAGGCCTGAATGTCGGCCACCGTGTACACACCGTTGTTTTCGGTGTAGTAGGTCTGGGTGGCGCTGAAGGTCGCACCGGCGGCAACGGCGGTGAACACGCCCTTCGTGAAAATCAGGTCGGGGGTGACAACCTTCGTGCCGTAGTGGTAGAACAGCTCAATGCCGTAGGCGTTGGAGAGAGGGATCTTCTCAGCAACGTACTGATCGGCCATGACGGGCTGAGCCACAGCGCCGTCCACCAGCAGGAGGTAGTCACGGCCAGCGGGCAGATGGACGCAGGAATAGGCGCGGACGCCGTGCCACACGTTGAATTCCTCAGCGGCGGTATCAACGTTGGCGTTGTTGGTCTGCCGGTCGAGGTCATTGCGGATCTTGCCGTAATACTTCGGGGACAGAACGAGGTGCATCATGGAGCGGGGAACGCCGTCCACAAAGTCATTCTGGGTGGTTTCGCACTCCTGAATGATCGCTTCCAGCTCTTCCGCAACAGTGCTGTAACCGGAGAGGTTCAGCGCGTTTGCGGCGCTGCCAGCAGCAGCGAAGAAAGCGCTGTCCAGCTCAGCGGCCATGCGCAGGACGTGGTTTGCGGCGCGGCGGTCCAGAACGCCGTCAACGCCGTACAGGCGAACGTCCTTCTCTTCCAGCTCTTCCACGATCTCCTTGTCGGTGTCGATGGAAACGGTGACGGGCTTAGCCTTCACAGCGTCGCCCTTACCGGCGGTACGCGCAGTGCCGTAGGCCTTAGAGGTGGCGTTGACAAAACGCTTCGCCTCCACGGAGCCAGAAACGGGATCGCCGGACAGGTCCATGTTCTTCATGCCGGTGGAAACAAGAGCCTTCTGGACGCCCTCAATGACGCGGCCATACAGCTCAGCGAGGTAATCCTTGCCGGTGGTATCCAGCAGGATATTCAGTGCAGTAATGCGGGGCATTGTTCATCTTCCTTTCTGTGATTAAAAGATTTTCGGAGGCGTGTACTTCGCCGCGCCCTGACTGCCGCCTTCGTCGCCAGTGGGGCCGGTGAAAGTAGGTGCCTTCTTCTCAGCGGCAGCCTGCTTCTCAGCGGCGGCCTTTTCCTCTGCCGTCTGATACAGGGCGGGGTCCTCAGCTTTGGCGGCCTTCATGTAGTCGTCGAAGCCGTAGAAAATGGCGGGCTTGCCGTCTTTCGCGGGCTGCCACTTCAGGCCGGCGCCTTCGGCCATAACCTCTGCGGTGATCTGCCGACGGGCCAGCGGGGACTTCACGCCGTATTCATCCAGCTTTGCGGTGAGCCAGTCCTTCTGATCGCGGGTGGTGATTTCGCGGGTAAATTTCTTCTCCGCTTCCTCAGCCTGCGTCTTGTAGTTCTGAAGCTCAGTCTGAATCTGCTCAGGGTCGATACCCTCAAACTTCTTCAGAGTGTCGTTTGCGGTACCAAGCTGGGACTGAAGGCCGTCACGCTCAGTGGTGAGCGCGGCAATCTCTTTGTCCTTAGCTGCGGCGACGGTGGCCTTCGCGTTCTCAATGTCCTTGCCGTTGATAGCAAGGATCTGAGTTGCTACTTCCTCCGTGATACCGAGTGCCGTGAGTTCTGCGGTTTTCATAGGTGAATACCTCCTTCAACGATTAGGCTTTTTAGGACGTTGCCGTGTCCATCGTTCCGGTCATTATTAGGACCGCCGGTAGTCCAGTTGTACCCTTGCCGGATCATTGCACCGGCAAGAGGGCATATAGAAAGCAGAGCCGGTGAAGGCTCTGCTTTGCAGGTTTATTTAGAAGCAGCGCGGGCCGCTGCTATTGATTTTTTGGCGTCGTCACGGGTCCACTGCGCAATCTGTATGCGGTCTGCAAGGCGCTTGAGGCCGTACTTGTCGCAGAAGTTGTTATAGACAATGTTCTGCTTTTCCAGCAGCTTTGCCGCCTTCTGATATTCGCCCTCAAGTGTAGCTTTCGCCGCCGGGTCCTCAGCGCCCTCAATCGCTTGCCGAAGGCCTACCAGCTTTACCTTTGTCTGTCTGATCCTGCGCTCCTGCGCCCGCTGCTTTTGCGACAGGTCATAGGCTTTTTTATTCTCTTCGGCATCAAAGTCCTTGAAGGGGTTGTGCCGAAGGTCGCCGGGGCCGAAGCTGTGACGGCAATTCCAGCCGCACAGGCCTTCACCCGTGCCGTAGCCGGTGCTTTCAAGGAAATTCGGCAGGCCGGGTGTTCTGCCGGTCCTGCTGTAGAATTTCCCTTGCCACCACGCATGATTTCCGGGATTGTTCCCGCCGTCGCCGTATCGTGCGCCCAGATGCGCGGATACAAGCACAACGTCCCAATCCCGTTCTTCCATGCCCTTGACAGCCATATTGCCGGACGCCTGCGCAACGCCGGTACGGACAGCCCGCAGCACAGCGGTTTCTATGGTGTCAACGTGGCCGGTGGGGTATCTCACCTTCGTCTGCTCACTGACGATGCTATCAAGGGCCTCCTGAACGGCCTGCGTATAAGAGGCCGCGCCGGAAGCTACCTTGAAATGCGCTTCGTCCAGCACCGTTATAAGGCGCTGCTGACTTGCTTGAGCGGTTGTCCGGGTGAAGTTGTGGACCGTTCCCGCCGTCCGCTGGTAGGTGTCCTCAAGCAGCCGTATCATGCCCTCAGACTGTGTGAGGCTCAGGGCTTCAAGCCCATGCTCCGTATAGAAATTGCTGTCATAGGCAAGCGTCTTGATACCGGCGTCCTCAAAGATCCGTCTGATTTCAGCGTCTGAAGTTTTCGTCCAGCGGGCAATCTCACGCTGTACGGCCTCCAAGTGGCCGCCTGCGGCTTGATATACCTGAAGCTGCCAGTCGTCCGTGCCGGTCAAATAGAAATCGCCGCGCCCTATGCGGGCCATGACGCGCTTTATAAGGTCTTTGGTGATCCAGATATTCAGCTCATCAATGGTAGGATAGAGCGTTTCCACAATGTCAAGGATCTGCTGAGGTGTCAGCATAGCCGCACCTCCTATTCAGCTCCAAACAGGGCCGCCTTTTCCATTTGCGCCGCTTCGGCCTCAGCGGTCAAGGCTTTTGCTTCCTCTTCGCTCATGCCCTCAAACTTGACGAAGTACAGCCACTTAGGCACCCAGCCCTGCATAGCGTAGGTACGCCACGCGGCCTTGTCCTCTTCGTAGTTGTAGGTAATGTCACCGAAGTTGAAATTCACCTCATACGGCCCAATCGGGGCGAGGCCGTACAGAGTGATAAGAGCGTCCGCGCCGTAAATCGCCTGTTCCAGCGCGTCCTTCAGCGCGTCACGGTCCGTCTTGATGGTCTGAATGGTGTCCCGGTCGTCGGCCTCCACCTGCGTTGCGGTAATCATGCCGGTCTGACCGTCCATGACGAAAACGCCCTCAGAGAAGCCGCACTTCACACCCGCCATAGACAGGTTGAAGTTAATATCCTTGATACGCTGATCCGTCAGCATGGTAGGTACGTGTTCATGTACCGCCGAGGTTTCTGTATCACTCAGGCCCATGCCGAGGCCCTTCACGAAGCGCGGCAGCTCAATTTCTCTGTTCTGCGCGTTCTGGATAAGGGCCTGACCGACGAAGGTAATATGCTTGCTGTCCTCAACCTCCGTGTTTTTCCGGCTGATAGCAATATCAAGCGCCTTCAGCTCAGTCAAGGCGTTTGCAAACACGGACAGGCCCAGCGGAGAGGCCGGGTCAATGGTGTTCGCGCCGGGGACGCGGTAGTATGAGAAAAGGGGCGCTTCAAGGTTGGCAATCGTGACCTCCGGGGCCATGTGCGCCCAAGCGTCAACCTTTGTGAGCGGGACTTCAGCGCCCAGCGTGACTTCACCTCTTGCGCTGAGCTGATTCTTGAAGGCCTTGTTGCTGATCTTGTAGAGCTTGCCGCCCTCCGTGGCGTTGCCGTCGAAGCGGTGATACTCAAGGCGGGTAT